CAGTGGCGACACCAGTGCCAAACGAAGTAATGCCCGTACCGCCAGAAGCGACAGGCAACGCAGAGCCCAAGGTGAGGGACGAGAGGTGGGTAACCACATCCACAACGTTGGTCGCGTTGTTGAACACCCACATGGTCTTGCCAGCAGGTACCGCGATGCCGGTGCCGGTGGAGTTCTTGATGGTGATGGCGTCGGCGCAGCCGTTGTTGACGAGGTAAAGCTTTTCAATCGCCGGGACGATGAGGTTCTGAGCGCCACCGCTGGTGCCGGTGAGGTTGAGGCGCAGGTTGCGCGCGGTCTGCGTGGCGGTGGAGTCCGAGAGGGTAAGGGTGACGGTGCCGCTGGCAAACGTCACATCGGCAGAGCCGGTGATCATCTCCGAGAACGACGCGAAGTTCTCGTTCGTGATATTACCCCACGTCGTAGAGTTCTCCCCAGTAGCCATGTACTGGATTTTGTAGTCACTCCACGTACTAGGCATGGGCTATCTCCTACGTCAAAATCTCAACCCACGCAGGGGTCTGGGCGTCAACGACGTCGTTCCAAGTAACAGTCTGCGCATCATTAACAGAAGTCCAGCCCGGTGTCTGCGTGTCAGGGATAGGTGCCCACCCGTTTATGGTGGCTACGAGATACCCAAGAGAACCCGTCGCGGAGGCTCCCGTGAGCACGACTACAGACGAGGAAGTGGCCGTCAGAGACCCAACGGCACCCGTGGCAGACTGGCCGGTGAGCGTGACCCCGGAGGGGGCGAGGGCTGTTAGAGTTCCAGCGGCACCTGTAGCAGATTGACCGGTGAGCGTGACCGCATAGGTGGTCGATACAGACCCAATAGCGCTCGTGGCCGACTGGCCAGTGAGCACGACAGACGTAGTAGGGGCGAGAGAACCCCTCGCGCCCGTGGCAGATACGCCCGAGAGTGCAGGAGACGTCGTGGGTGTAAGAGTACCAACCGCGCCGGTTGCCGACAGTCCGGTGAGCGCGACCCCGGAAGGTGAAGAGGCCGTAAGCGTCCCAACGGCACTTGTGGCAACCTGCCCGGTGATTGCTACAGACGTGGTAGGTCCGAGGGTGCCAGTTGCACCCGTAGCGGATACGCCCGAGAGGACGGCGGCTGCGCCCGAGGCGCTCTGCAGCAGTGTCAGAAGCATGACGGCGACCTTCTAGGCGGCTACCAGATGATCAGCGCGAACCGAGACCTACAAACTAGCCTGAAGTTGTGTAATTGTCAGTTCTGTTTGAGAAACCTGAACCCCAAGGGCCAGCACTTGAGCGACGTCACCAAGCGCGGTAGCCGTCGCCACCAGATTGTTGAGGTTCGTAAGCTGATTTTGCAGCAGGCGGATGAGTTCCTCGACCGTCATACCAACACCACCAGTTCTTGACAGATAGTCGAGAGGTGAGATTGCAGGAGCAGCACGTCGTAGGTGTCGGTGCCGTCAATCGCGCAGTAGGACGCCATGCGGCCCCCGAGCGCCGCCGTGCCGGACTGGATGAAGTCGGTGTTGGTGTAGGGCGACAGCACCCGGTTCTGGACGTCGAAGCGGAAGAACTGGTTTGCCGCCGATGCCACGTAGGCGTTCAGATAGAACATCCGGCCCTCGTTCTCGAAAGGCGCGTAAGCGCCGGTCGAGCCGGTGCCGATGGCCGTCGTGTTGCCGTCGTAGGCGATGGCGCCAGACCATGTGCCTGTGATCGAACCCGCGATGTCGAGCAGATCGAGCGTCACCGCCGCGCCGCCCCGGAAGAAGTAGTTGAAGCTGTGGCGGGCATTGCGGGCCGGGTCCGGCTGGATGCCGAACGAGGGCGCCCACATGCCCCCAACCGCACTGGCTGCCGGGGCCGTACCAAAGTAAGTCGCGGACCAAGCGTTGGAGGCGATGCTGTTTGTGCCATTGTTCACGGTCGCATCGCCGTAGTTCCACGTGTAGGTCGTGGTGTTGGCCGTGGTCCGCAGGATCAGCAGGTTCGGCAACTCGATGACATACTTGGCCGAGGACGAGGGCTGCGTTGCCCACGCCGTGCCGAGGGTGTAGACTGGCGAGGCCCCAACCGTGTGCGAGGCGATGATCCGACGCTGACCAACCGCTGCCGGAGTGACGGTGTCTTGCACGATCCTGAGCTGGAAATTGCGATATTCGTTGACCGCCACAACCGCGTCGCCAAGGGTCGCCTGCCCGGTCAGGGTCGAGGCCCCCGTCGCCGTCGCCGCCAGCGCGCTGAGGCCGGTGTCGTAGGTGAACGCGCCTTTGATCATGCCCTCGCCCGGCACCATGTCGTATGGCGTATATTGCTCGTCCAGCACGAGGATCGCGCTGTCCGTGGTAAGGGTGGCGGGCAGGTTGGTGATCGACAGGCCGGTCGAGAGGGTGTTCGCGGCAACCTCGAATGAGCGCCACGCGTTAGACGCCAGCGTGCCGGAACTGAGCATGAAGACGCGCCCGGCGAGGATTTCGTATCGCGCGCCCGTCGCCGGGGTGAAGGTGAAGGCCGCGTCAACCGTGATGGTCGGAGCCGTGCCCGCCGTGTTGCCGACGATCCACCGCTCTTCGATCTTCCCCGCCGCGACGTCTATAATCCGCAGCTTGAAGCCCTTGTCGCCGGACCCGCCCCGGTTGGCGAGCATGTTGACGCCGACAGCGGTCGGGAAGGCCGTCGAGATCACGACCGACGTCGTGGTCGCCCCCGCCGCAATCGTGCCCACCAGCCCGAGCGACGGGGCAAAGGCGCTGGTCGAGCCCACGCCGAACGTGCCCGCCAGCGCGGGAGACGCCATCGGCTGCCAAGCCTTCGAGATGATGTTGAAGCGGTTGAGGATCGTGGCCGACAGCAGGTTGTAGACGAAGGGGTTTCGCAGCAGGCTGGACCGCATGTCGACAGCCATCGACGACGCGGCGGCGTGGGCGTTCGGGCTGGGATTGACCTGACGCCAGATCTGGGCGTCGATCACCTTCTTGAATGTGTTTGCCATCTGGCCCTCAAGTGATCCGAGCGCGGACGCACTGCGCCCAAGCCGTGCGATTGTTGTCGATGATTTGCATCTGGGCCGGGTAGCCGCCGATGCTTGTGATGTTGCCGAGCGTCGTCACCGTGCCGACCGTCGTCACCGTGCCGACCGTCGTCAGGGTGCCGCTTTCCATGATCACCGTGCCGCGCTGCCTGCCGAGCGACTTGTCGTAGCCCAGAGGGGCCATCAGCATCTGGAGAATACGGCCAAGTAGATTGCCAGAATTGACGTCTGCTACCGGGAAGGGGTTGTCAGCGCCAACGTCAGTGGCGGTTTTGGCGTCGTCCGCACCCGCAAACGTGACCAGACCGACAGCCTGCGCCAGCGCAGTCTCGCCCGAATAGGTGACATCGCGAGCCGCGACTACCGCGCCCGATCCCGGTGTGTAGCCTACGTTATCTTGAGGCATGGCTTACGCAATCCTGATCAGGCCGGTAGAGGCGTCGTTGGTCGGCATGGTGAGGGTGAAGGTGCCCGCCGACACCGACTGTGCGCCGAAGGTGAAGACCGCGACCGAGAGCGAACCGGTCGAGGAGGTGTTGTAGAGCAGGGCTGCGTCAAAAGAGCCCGAGGAGGTGAACGAAGACCACGACACCGACGCCGAAGGGGTCCAGTAGGCTGTGGTGCCGGTCGCTGCAGGCGCGGTGGCGTTAGTCACAGCATTGCCGCCTGCCACATAGTTTCCCGTAGCGGCAAGCTCTCCCGTGGCGCTGTAGGCCGTGTCAGACGCATTTCGCGTGGCTGTCGCCAGATACAGCGCCATCTTGAAATTGTCTTTGGTGGTGACCGTGCGCGTGCTGTTCGCGCCCTGCGCCCCGAAGGCGTGGCTACCGTTCAGCAGTTCAGTCTTGAAACTGGTGCACATCGCCTGCGTGTTAGCCATCTGATCCTACCTCAAGAAAAATTGGCGGTCACGCCGTCAGCAAACATACCACGCTTCAGGTGGACATGAACAGACCGGTGAACAAGTTCGTCGCCCAGCCGGTATTCGACCCAGTTGACGATCTCGTTGTCGTTTTCATCCGTGCCCTCGGACTTCGCGAGAGCCTCTTCCGGCATCGGGCCTTTTGTAGTGGTGATCACTTACTACTCCCGTTCAAGTACTGCTTGGCAGCGCAAAGTGTGTAGGTCGAGATGATGCTTGACTCCCACTCCGCCCGGTAGGGGTCAACTAGCGGGTTTGGCGGCATCTCCAGTTGTGGGCATGGGGAGACCAAGTTTGCCTGCGGCTGCGGCGTTAGCGGCGCTGACCTGAGCAGCGAGCATGCTGTAAGCGGCAACAGGAGCGGCACAATCAGCGCGAACCGGTACATTGCGGAAGACCTCTCGAATAGTGTTGCGGTTCTCGACCTTGTTAACTTCCAGCTTGTCGCGCCACACCTCGAAGGAAGTAGCCTGCGTGTAGAGCTTCTTCTGTAGATCATCCCGCGTCCGCTCCGCCTTCTGTAGAGCAGCCAGCTCGTCGGAGTCCGCTTTCCAGTCGCGCAGGGTCCAGCCACCAGCCAAGCCAGTCAGGATACATACTCCAGCAGCGCCAGCGAGTACCCAAGGCGGGATCATTTCTTGGCGTTCCTGCGCTGGAGCCATGTGAGGGCGAGTACGACCACGGCAGCGGCAGCGGCCACAGAAGCAATAATAGCAACAACTTGTCCTACCCACGGTGAGGTGTCTGCATAAGGAGCGATGGCTGCCTGCACTTGCTGAGCGGCCACGGGCACCGAGGCTACAGTGCCTACAAGCGCGGTGATCATGGGTTTGGCGGAAGCAGGTGTGGGTGTGGGCGGCGTCATGTCGGGGCGGCGCAAGACTACAGACGAGGGGACCTCGACGTCTTCCTCGTCAACCTCATTCCACAACGCCGCCTCGGCAGTGCGACGACGCACCAGCCCGGGGAGACGCTTACCTCCGGCGTTTACGAACCGCATGAGCTGCGACGGAACCGTATCGTAGTTGCCCGACTTAACCCGCTGCCAGATAGTCCAGTCCTTGCGCGCACCGAGGTTGAACACGAAGGAGATGAGCGCCGAGTACTGGTTATCGTTCAGTGCGTCCACTGCAGCTGCGCCGATAGCCGCAACCAGCTTGTTGTGGGCAATAGCTATGTCGGAGTGCAGCCACTCCTCGCATCGGGCGCGGCTGTACCTTTTGCCTACCTGCACATCATTGCCGGTATGGCCCCAACCAGCGGTAGGCACATTCGCAGGGCACAGGTACCCGACGTCGCGGAAACCCTCAAATTTCTTCATAAGCTCGATGGCTTCCTGCGGTATCGGACGCATGTTTTACCCCTAAGACACACGGATGATGGCGGTAGTACTGCTGGCGGTCGGGAAGACAATAGTGAACGTGGTGGCGGTAGTACTCTGGTCATAGCCAAAGTCCAAGATAGCTACAGCCGGATTGACCAAGACGCCCCCTGAATTGCTGAGGGCTGAAGGCGTAGTGTTGTAGATCAACGCCCCGCGCGCCGTGATAGTACTTGCGGGCCACGACACGTCTGAGAAATCAGCAAACCCCACACCAGCCGTAGAACTGGTGTTGGAAGTGGTCACGCCGAGGTTAGTCAGCGTAGCGCCCCCCGCTACGTACCCCGTACCAACCACCTCTCCAGACGTCGTGTAGGCCGTCGTGTTGGCGTCCAAGCTGGCGAGAGACGTGTACAGGGCAATCTTGAACGTATCGCCGCTGACGCGGAAGTCGTGCACGCCCAGAAGCAGCTCTGCCTTGAAGGAGGTGACGTCGGTCTGGGTGATCGACATGGTGTGTCCTTACGTGACCGGCAGAATGATCTGCTGGGTGCGATACATGTCCTGCCGGTTCTTGCCCTCTGCCAGTTGCTTGAGCATGCCGAACGCCGTGTCGTAGCGCTGCTGGTACTGAGCAAGGATGTCAGCCTCGCCCTTCATGAAGGTATAAGCCTCAATGAGGGAGCCGTAGAGCAGGACAGGTTCGAAGTTGTCGCCAAGCCACGAGGTGGACGCCGTGACGATGGACTCCGGGTAGTAGAAGTAGTGCAGCTCCACATCGTAGTCATCGTTAGGCGTAGGCCCAAGAAGATAGGACGTCTGGTCAAACATCGCAAAGTGCGTCGGCTTGCCACTGGACGTCGGGATCGGGAAAGCCTCGCGGATGTAGCTGACGTCCTTGTTGATCAGGTACTCATACGCCCCGGTGACAGGGTCGATTGTGGCCAGAGAGAAGTTAGCCAACCAGTCTGCGGGCACGGTGAGGTAGGGAGTACCACTTGTCGTCGTACCCATGACGTT